CCCATACCTTGCAGCGGCGTGCCGCTGTAGTGAGTGATTCGGGTAACCGGATAAATGCCGGCAGTAAAACTTACGCCATACCCCCCATAGCTTTCTTTGGCCATAGACCGCGCTTTAGCCTGAGCACCCGCAATGGCCGGAGACCAATCCCATGTCGTCGGGTCGGACGGGTTAGGCTTATTGGTAATCAGATGGGTGAATTCCCAAACACTGATCCAGGTAGTGCCTAAAGAGGCAGCGACAGTGCCTGCGTTAATAGAGGCCATAGGTGACCGAGTCCAACTAACTAACGCAGCATCTTCGGTGGGGATATCGGCTAGTAATACGGTTTCAACCTCCGTTGCTAGGTTTATATTGGTGGCGGAAAGTGTGTCTACCACCTGATGTAAAGTATCGTTCGACATAAACACTCCATGTTGTTAAGTGCAGCAACTGAATCAGGCGGTCAATTTTTACGATCGCCCCATTTCATGATTTCATTTAAATCAGCAGGCCCAACTAGGACTGCCGGTGTCGTTGATTTACCACTCGCTTGATCTTGCTCATGCCGCGGCGTTCACCAGAGTTACGCCGGCCATACTGAACAGCGAACCTTGTTGAGTAACCAGGGCATCGAGTGCGTCCCAGTTCACGGTCAGCACACTAAGCGGAGCGAGACCGCCAGCTACGGCGTGCACCAGGGCTTCCAGATCCGTGACTTCTGCTTGGTAGGTCACCGGCTTTGCTGTCGCTGCGGGCTTCGCAATTGCAGCAGCTGGAGCAGCTTTCACTGGGGAGGGCATTGGTGCTGATTGTGCAGGTGCTGGCTCGATGATCGGGTTCGTTTCATCTGCAATCTGCTGCAGCGCTTCCTTATGAGTCCACTCACGCTGCGCTTCGGCTTTTTTCTCCTCGGCCTTCTGGTGTTCCGAGATCCGAACCTTGATCAGCGCCACCAAGTCATCATTCGCCTTCAGCACAAGCTGCTGGACGTCGTTAAACAGGAAGATGTAGTCGGCAGCCAGCTCGACCAAGTTCGCGAGATTTGCGCGGATGCTGTCACCGATCTGGCTGGCAGCGATCTTCGCCCGGGCCAATTCCGAATCGGCGGCGTCGCGTAAACTGCTGATGCTCTTCTTGCCCTTGATGGCGCCAGCGAAATCGGCGGACACGGCCGGCATGCGAGCTTTGCCACCTAGTGAGCTGTTGATTTGGTCGATGTGCACCTGCAGCGCCTTCGCCGCGTTCATGACGATGTCTTCGCGGATGCTGACCTTGCGAGCTTTTACCAGTTTTTCCAGTTCGAGGCGCTTTCTGCGAGCCTCAGCACTAATCTCTTCAATGGTGCGGAAGAGAACGTCAATGCTCTCCGTCTGACTCAGCGCATGTTGTTTGGCCGCGGCCAGGCGCTCTTCAACATCGCCACACCATTTGACGGTCTTCTCGGCGTCCGCGAAGTGCTGGTCAGTTTCCAGTTCAGTGTTGATCGACGCAAAGACCGCCAGCGAGTGAGCCTTGAACTGTTCCAGGTTGCTGGCGGTAACCATGCCGGTGACTTCGATGCGCAGCGCCGGCAGGCTGTCCGGCGTCTTGCCGACAGCTTCCGGCACGACCTCGATCGGCGTGAAGTCGAGCAAATCGGCTTGGAACTGTTTCCATCCGGCAATGAGAGTCGCGGCGCGGCCAGGCACCGGTGTGTATTCCATCGATACGAAATTGTCTTCGGTCCCATCGGAGCAAACGAAGATCACTTTCTCGGCGCCACTCACCAGCAGTTGCTGTTCGAGCTGCCAGTAGTAGTGCGGGGCCAGGTTGCCGGCCAGTACATCGGCGGCGAGCTGCTCGTTCCACATTTTGTGCTCGAACAGTGTTTCGCCGAGCATGGTGCAGCCGTCGAGCGAGGCGAGCAGGTCGCCGTCGGTGCCGACAATCGGAAACAGGTCTTCGCCGATGCGTGCTTCCAGAATTGGGCGGGCCAAGGCTTCAGCTTCATGACCTTTATCGAACAGATACTTCTGCACCCACCACGACACGTCGCGGTCGAGGCCGGTTTTCTTGGCGTGGAGCAGTTCAGTGCGCTTCATCTGCTTTGACGCGCCCATCATTGCCGGTGCCTCGGAGGCAGTGAAATAGTTGGCGCGTAGCGCATGCCAGGCTTCGGAACCCTGAGCGACATTATGGATTTTCATTCTTGCTCTCCTTCAATGGGGGTGAGGGCCTTGATCGTTTCGATCTGCACTTCGCTCAGGGTGAACTTGCTGCTGACGGTTGCGATCAAGTGATCAGGGGATGACTTGCCGGAGTCCACTGCGGCCCGCCACTTGGGCAGGTTCTCGGCGAGCTTCTCGTCGGGGTAGGGTGGAAGCTCGGTGGTGGCCCGATCTTTAGGTGGCGACACGTCGCGGATGACTGGGGTGACTTCTTCGAGTTCGTCCGGGCTGTACACGCCAAGGATCACGTCGGGGCAATATAGGCGCGACCAGCGCTTGGTCGCGAGATAGGCCAGCTGCTGTCGAGGATCGTCGGCCCACAGCGTGCTATTACGAGTGCGAGCCTGCGCCAGTAGAAGTTCCAAAACACGCGGCTCGTCCTCGCCGCGAAACGTGGCCCAGACCTTCACGCCCAGGCCTTCCTCATCAGCCAGCACCCACCCAGGTACTCGGTATTCACCTTTGTCGCCGGTCTTGATGGTGAATTTTCCGATCACCTTTTCCCAGGCGCCGTACCATTCGTAATGCAGGCGATCCAGTACCGGTGCACAGGTGGTGATCACCGCGTTGACCAGCTGGGCTTCGTAACCAAGCACTCCGTTGACCAGGTGGGTTTTCTGAGCGACTGCAAAGGGGTTCATCTTCCATTGCATGGATTGCATGACGACCGCCAGGCAATCCGCCGAGTTGCCGTTGAAGTGCTTCGGCACCGTGGCGCGGCCGGTGGCCATGACTTCTGCCAAGCGCATCATCTTGTCCAGGCTATCGCCGTCGAGGACCAGAGCGCTCGTGCTGGTCGCGGCATGGGGAAGAATGTGCAGGGTTTGTTCGTGCGCCACCGGCGCCACGCTTTGTGCGGACATGACAATTCCTTGCCGCGCCCGGGCGCAGCTCTTGAAGGGTGTGTGCTATTGAGGGACTGGCGCGTAGAGGGCGCCGAACAACATGAGGGCGGCGCACGTAGCGAGGGCGATAAATGAACTGCGCCAGAAGAAGATGCAACAGTATCGCTGCCGACGGGTCACTGGTGTTCCTCGAGTGACAAAAGCCGCTCACCCAATTTGATCTTGGCGGCAACGCGCTCGCGATCAACGCCGGCGCGCTCGGCGACTTCACTCAGTGGTAGGCCTTCACGCCGCAGCTTCGCGCAGCGTTTGGCTAGGTTTTGACCGCGCAGGTGTGCGCCGTGGCCACTCATTCTTTACGCTCCAGCTGAGCAACTCGGTAACGCAGCACCTGCAGGACGCGACCGCCATAACTTGGTTCGGCGTACTGCTCGACTGGCGCACCGAAGAAGCCGCGGCGTTCGGCCAGGCCGTAAGCCTCGCGCAAGTTGTGGGCGCTGATGTCCTCGAGCTGTTCGTCGATCAGCGTTTTGACTGGTGATGTAGTCATCATGCCTCCTTGCGCTGCTGGCAAATGTCGCGCAGCCGTTTGCAGTAGTGGTTGAACTCGTCGATGGTGATTGCGCCGTCGGTGAAGAGGCGCGTGATCAGCTCCTGGACCAACAAGCTGATGTCCTCTTGGCCAATGGGTGTGGCCACTCCTTCGAGGGCCTGATCGATCAGGATGTGCGGGCTCAAAATCCGCACCTCTGCTCAAGTCGATCCTGTTCCTCCTGAAACGCAACGGCCTTGGCCGCGTGAGGTTTCAGCAGCCCATGCGCAATATCCTTCAGCGTCGTCTTGGAGCCGAGCAGGTAGATGGCCATGTCCATCATCAGGCTGGACGTGCTGTAACCCAGGGCGGCGATCACCAGCTGGCCGAGGGCATCTTTCTTGTCTTCGCCGTCGATCTGGCGCTGGTTCACATGGTCCTGAACAGCCTTGTAAAGCTCGGCTTGGGTCACTTCACCGTGATCTGCGCGGATACCCCAGCTGACGACGAAGCCTCGCATCAGGTTTTCAGCGCTCGCTTCCAGCCATTGAATCTCCGCCAGGTCGTCTTCGCTCACCGGAGGCGGCAGAAGGTTGTCGTATTGAATCTGAGCCTTGCGTAGTGCTGACATGGTCGCCTCCAAAGTGGCGGGTGTTGATCCAACAAAACTCGGCTGCACTCATCCGTTCCGCTGATTGCCGTTGGGCGCGGAGGGGAGTGCATGCGGGTGGTGTCGGGAGAGTGGTGCCCAGGCCCGCTACTGGCGACGACCAGGGTTTGCAGCATCAGCAATGTGCGATGTCGTTCGGTTGGGCCTACCGGTCCCCGGTTGATGTGCGGTCACATCCTCGGCCCCGCTGTCCGCTGCCTGTCAGGTGTTGGGCGCAGCCTTCAGGCTTACTGCGCCACGCAGGTGGATCGCTTACTGCTGCATGGCTGCCAATCCTCCGTGCTGTGTGGTTATGAATGCAGGGGGCCGCGTTGCGCGGTGCAGAAT